TGAATATGGTGTAGCAAGTGTCGCTTATGCACCTATTGTAGATGAAATTATCAAGAACCATAACATTACTAACCTATTAGACTACGGTGCAGGTAAATGTAGGCTAAAAGATGCAATAAAATGTGTAGTAAATTACACACCTTATGAACCAAGTAACGAATTATGGAGTCAAACACCAGAACCATGCGAATTTGTAGCATGTATAGACGTTCTTGAACATATAGAACCAGAATTACTAGATAATGTATTAGATGACTTGCAAAGAGTCGTAGATAAATATGGTCTGTTTACAATACATACAGGTCCAGCACAAAAAATTTTACCAGATGGTCGTAATGCTCACTTAATTCAACAACCACTAGCATGGTGGAGTGAAAAACTAATTAAGCGTTTCACCATTCTAAAGCAAGTATCCATAGGTAATGGATGCCTTGTCTTTCTGAAAAAACTTTAAGGAAATTAAATGGCTTTTACCAATTACACTAGCTTTGTAACGGTAGTGAATAACTATCTTGCACGTTCAGACTTAACTGCACAAGTGCCTGACTTTATCCAATTAGCACAAACAAGATTAAGTCGTGATTTAAGAACTGAAAAGATGTTGCAAGTAGCTATTGCTGCAATTACTTCAGGTGATGGCACAGTATCTTTACCTTCAGATATATTAGAGGTAAGAGAAATACATTTACAAGGTAACCCACCTGTTATTTTAGAGTATCAGTCACCAGACTTATTCTTTAAAAATGGTCAAACGTCACTATCAGGTAGACCACACTATTTTACAATGTTAGGTTCAGAGTTCCAATTTGCACCAACACCTAATGGTAGCTTTACGGTTCAAATTCTATACTATGCACAACCAACATTTATATCTAGTACAACAGCAAGTAACTTGTATCTAGCTAATTACCCAGACGCTTTACTATATGCAACTCTAGCAGAAGCAGAACCATACTTAATGAATGATGCACGTATTCAAACATGGTCAGCTTTATATGACAGAGCAATTGCTAACATTAAGAAAAGCGATTTGGGACAAACTTACCCATATACTTCACTCAGCGTAACACCACGATAAAGGAAAAACTATGTCAGAATTTAGTAATTACTTAGAAAATGCACTTATCAATGCAGTTTTAAGAAACACAACTTACACATCACCAGCAACAGTTTATGTATCACTATGGACTTCAGACCCTACAGACGCAGGTAGTGGTACAGAAGTATCAGGTGGTTCATACGCTAGAACTTCAGTCACATTTGGCGCACCTTCTAACGGTGTCACATCTAATAGTGCTGACGTTACATTCCCACAAGCTACAGCTTCATGGGGTACAGTTGGTTGGATTGGTTTAAATGATGCTTCTACAAGCGGTAACTTATTATTCCATACACCATTAGATACAAGCAAAACAATTGACTCTGGCGATATTTTCAAAATTGCCTCAGGTTCACTTACAGTCACATTAGCTTAAGGATAAGTCATGGCTCTAGTCTTAAAAGACAGGGTACGAGAAAATAGTACCACTACAGGTACAGGCACATTTACGTTATCAGGTGCAGTAAGTGGCTTCCAAACATTTTCTTCTGCTGTTGGTAACGGTAATACAACGTATTACTGTATTGTTAATGGCACAGAATGGGAAGTAGGTCTAGGAACTGTAGGAGGTGGTACATTATCACGTGATACTGTTTTATCATCATCTACAGGTTCTAAAGTAAACTTTACTTCAGGAACTAAAGACGTATTTTGTACATACGCATCTGCAAAAAGTGTATACAGAGATAGTTCAGATGTTGCTGTATTGTCATCTACAGATATTACAACTGGTTTAGGATTTACTCCATTACGACCATCTAATAATTTATCAGATGTATCATCTGTTTCTACATCAAGAACTAATTTAGGTGTAACTGCAACTGGTTCAGATACAACATATGCTTATCGTGCTAATAATTTATCAGATTTAGCAAATGCTACAACTGCAAGAACAAATTTAGGTTTAGGTTCTATTGCTACACAAGCATCATCTAGCGTATCTATCACCGGTGGTTCAATAGATGGTACTACAATTGGTGGAACAACACCTGCAGCAGTCACAGGAACTGTTTTAACTGCATCTAATGGAATTATTTTAAATAAAATGACTATTGCATCAAGCTATTCTATTCCTAGTGGATATGGCGCACATAGTGTAGGTGCTGTTACTTTAGCTAGTGGTGTTTCAGTAACTGTGCCTAGTGGCTCAAGATGGGTGGTTCTATAATGTCAAAGAATAAAATATCAGAATATTCAAGTTCAGCAGCAGGAAATACTGATGTAGGTGGTATTAATATTGGCGAAGGAATGTTACCTTCAGACGTTAATAATGCTATTCGTGAGCTTATGGCTCAACTTAAACACCAACAAGCAGGTACAGACAGCGATAACTTTACAGTAGGTAATGACTTAGAAGTTACAGGTAACGCATCTATAAACTCTACAGGTGCTATTAAAGTTCCTGTAGGTACAACAGCACAAAGACCTACTGCTGCAACAGGTAAGATACGTTATAATAGCACTACAGGTGCATACGAAGGTTATGATGGTTCATCATGGTCATCTCTTGGTGGAGGTGCTACAGGTGGTGGTGGTGACCAAGTATTTAATCTAAACTCACCAACAGTCACAACAAGTTATTCTTTACCTACAGGCAAAAATGCACTTTCAGTTGGAGCTATTACTATAAATTCTGGTGTATCTGTCACAGTACCAGCAGGTCAAAGATGGGTTGTGCTATAATACATAGATGAATATAAGCATCTATTGGATACACCATAAAGACCATACTGATATGTTCTCACAGGGATATATTGGAATAACTAATAGTATAAAATATAGATTTGAGTCACATAAAAATAGAGCTCAAAATAAACATCTTAAAAATGCTATAGATAAATATGGTTGGGATAACTTAATTAAAGAAGTTGTTTTAGTTTCTGATAAATCATATTGTTTAATGATTGAAAAAATATTAAGACCATTAAAAAACATTGGTTGGAACATTGTTGAAGGTGGTGGTATGCCACCTAAAACATTAAAAGGTTGCAATAAAGGTAAACCATCTTGGAATAAAGGCAAACCACATTCAGAACAAACAAGAAAAAAATTAAGTAATGCTTTAAAAGGTAGAAAAACTTGGAATAAAGGAGTATCGCCTTCAGAAGAAACAAGAGTTAAATATAGTATTGCTAAAATAGGCAAACCTAGTAATCGCAAAGGTAAGGTAAATTCAGAAGAACATAGATTGAAAATTAGTCTAGCTAAAAAAGGCAAAAGACAATCTGATGAAGTATATAAAAAACAAGGATTATCAAGAATGGGTAAAAAACAAACATTAATAGAATGTCCACATTGTCATAAAATTGGTGGTAATGCTACTATGCCAAGATGGCATTTTAATAATTGCAAGGAGAAAGTATAATGAGTTGCTCAATCAATGCCTCAACTTCAGGTGCTGGTGGTGTCATAACCACAGCAGACAACACAGGTATTCTTAATTTACAAACAGCATCTACAAACGCTGTAACTATAGACGCATCACAGAATGTAGGGATTGGGGGGACTTATAGTGGAGCTAGATTGTTTTCAAAATCATCAACTGCAGATAATAGTACTTACCCACTACTAGTACAAAATTCATCAGGTAGTTTTTTATTTTTTGTAAGAAGTGATGGTTATACAAATACAGGGACTGCTGCTCAATCTCCTTATAATCAAACTGTTGGTAGTGCAGCAAATACTTATATACATTCTGATGGTTCACTTCAAAGGTCAACATCTTCATTAAAATATAAAAAAAATGTTAAAGATGCAATACACGGTCTTAAAGAGGTGTTACAAATTAGACCTATTACTTATGAAAGCAAAAATGAATTAGAAAGTGGTAAAGTTTTTGGTGGTTTAATTGCAGAAGAAATAGATGCTATTGGATTAAAAGAGTTTGTTCAGTATGCACAAGATGGAACACCAGATGCAATAGCTTATGGCAACATGGTTTCACTTCTTACAAAAGCTATCCAAGAACAACAAACCATCATCAACGATTTAAAAGCAAGAATAGAAGCATTGGAGGCTAAATAATGTCAAGTGTAATTATAGCTGGAGATACCAGCGGATCAGTAACACTATCAGCGCCATCAGTTGCTGGCACTACTACACTTACGTTGCCATCAACAAGTGGCAATGTATTAACATCTGCTAACATTGGTTCTAACTTACCAGCTGGTAGTGTATTACAAGTTGTTAGCACAACTAAGACTGATACATTTACTACTACAACAACAGGATCTTATGTAGATATAACTGGAATGTCAGTATCTATTACACCTACAAGTTCTTCTAATAAAATATTAGTTATATTTAGTGGTAATCAATTAGGAACATCTGGAACATTTGGATGGGCATTACAATTGGTTAGAGATACAACAGCAATTTGTGTAGGCACTGGAGTAAGCAATAGAATAGCTAACTCTGTTTCTGGACCATCACCAGACAATAATTGGTCTATGCCTTCTGCAATAAATTTTTTAGATTCACCTTCTACAACAAGTTCAGTTACATATAAAATCCAATGCAGACAAGGAGCTGGAACATTTTATTTTAATAGAAGCCCAAATGATACAGACAACAGTGGATATTATAGACCAGCTTCTACAATCACAGTCATGGAGATAAAAGGATAATGAATCATAAAGCTATATACAAATTATATCCAACAGTAGTTTCTATAGATGATACTGCTGGTGCATTTGATGCAAATGGGAATCAAGTATCTATTGACTTAACATTAGTAAATGCATGGGTAGATCCAGAACAATACAAATATGATAGAGCTAACGCATATCCATCTATCGTAGACCAACTAGATACACTCTATCATGGTGGCTATGACGCATGGAAAGCAGAGATAGAAGCAATTAAGAACAAATATCCTAAAGGAGCAGCATAAT